TTGCGACTATTGTAATGGGGCAGGCTTGCAGTATGGGCAGTCTACTAGCCCAAGCAGGTGCTCCTGGCAAACGTAAAATGCTTCCAAATGCACGTCACATGATTCACCAACCTAGCGGTGGTGCTGGCGGGCAAGCAACAGACATGGAAATCCAAGTAAAAGAGATCCTAAAAATGAAGCAAAATCTTACCCAGATTTATGTTAATCATAATTCAAAGGGTAAAACTTTTGACGAATTTTATGCAGCTATGGAACGAGACAACTTTATGAGTGCCCAAGAAGCTGTTGATTTTGGCTTGGTTGACGAAATTGTTACAAAACGCCCATAAAGTGCGTATATAATTGGTAGCCGTAGTACACTATAAATACAACTGTGTAGGAGTGTGCTATGGCCCGCAAGGCATTCAACTGGTCTTTACTGGACCGCGAAACGCTGTACTCAATGCTTTACAAACTTAAAAGCGAGTTTGTAGGCAGACGGGTAGCTATTGACGAAATCTCTAGCAAAATTAGCAAACATCTTAAAAAACATCTTCCAATTCGTGTTACTAGCGAACGTTTTAAAGAAGCAAAAGGTAACGAAATTTGGATAGGAGGCATGTACCATTCAGACTATGACCGCAAAGGCTATAGTCGTTTTATCGAAGTTCAACTAGCATTTCCTCCAGACATTGAATCTATGAAACTATCACTATATCGTTGGCAACGAATTTGTGTAGTTTTTTCGGATATTATGTTGCATGAAATTATACACACACGACAGTTCCGTGCTCGTAACTTTAAACCAATTCCTATGTATCAAAGTACAGCTCAGTACGCCAAAGATCGCAAACAACAGGAATATTATGGAGATAGAGACGAGATGGGCGCACACGCCTTTAACTTAGCCTGCGATATGATTGACATGTTTGGTTGGGATCCAAAAGGAATCGCAGAATATCTTGATAAAAATCAACCCAATCGTAAAAGAAAAACCATGTGGCAACGATTCCTAGCCGCTTTTAATAATAACCACGATCACCCAAAAGTACGACAAATGAAGCTAAAAATTATGCGCCAATTAGAATACGCTTATGCAGGCAAGCCATTTCGTACTAATAATCACTTGACATACTGATATATAGACTGTATAATAGTTACATCAAGTTAACTATTGGAGTTCATTGTGAGCGATCCTTGCCAGTTTGTCATTTCTTCTCTCGAAGATCATCCTAGCCGTTTGAACAAAGAAGCAATTATTCTTGCACAAGCAGAAGCAGGCAACAATCAATTTTTTGAAGGCTGTCGTCTTGCTCTGGATTCGATGATAACTTTTGGACTTAAACAAATACCGGAGAAGAAAGATGAAGACGGCCTTGGGCTTGATTGGAACAATTTTATTAGTCTTGCTATCAGTTTACGTGATCGTCACCTCACCGGCAACGATGCCCGTGATGCCGTTGCTGAAGCCATAAAGCAATCTACTAAATCAGAATGGAATGGTTGGTACCGCCGTATTCTTATCAAGGATCTTCGCTGTGGTACAAGCGAAAAGACCATTAACAAAGTTGTAGAAAAGAAGTGGCCTCAATATGCAGTTCCTGTTTTTAGTTGCCAGCTTGCTCATGATAGTGCTAATCATGAATCCAAAGTTACTGGAAAAAAACTTATCGAAGTCAAACTCGATGGCGTTCGCGTTATTACTATCGTCCATACTGATGGCCGTGTGGATCAATTCAGTCGCAATGGTAAAGAGCTAGTTAACTTTGAGAAAATTAAAGAACAAATCAGTTCCGTTGTAAAGAAAGACCCTCCTAAGTACGATCTAGTGTTAGACGGCGAAGTTATGTCTAGTAGTTTTCAAGACCTTATGAAACAAGTGCATCGCAAGAGTGATGTTGCTGCAGACGATGCTGTTCTGCATTTATTTGATTTATGTCCTTTTGACAAGTTTCAAGAAGGTCGGTGGGACAAAGATCAAACAACTCGTAGTGCCTATGTCAAGGCTTGGGTAGAAAAACATCAAGCAGACTTGCCCAATGTTACTTGTTTAGATCACGAAGAAGTTGATCTCGATACTAGTGCAGGCCGCAAACAATATAGAAAAATTAATCAAAAGGCAATAGAAGGCGGCTATGAAGGCATCATGATTAAGGACCCTAATGCGCCTTATGAATGCAAAAGAACTGCCAGCTGGCTTAAACTAAAACCGTTTATTGAAGTATCGTTAGCTGTTACGGCTGTTGAAGAAGGCACAGGTCGTAACGTAGGTAAATTGGGTGCCTTAGTTTGTGAAGGTGAGGATGATGGAAAGTCAATTCGAGTTAACGTCGGTTCTGGTTTTAGTGATTCCGATCGTGATAATTATTGGGAGTCTCGTGAAACCCTTATTGGTCAAATTGTGGAAGTCCGTGCTGACGCTATCACACAAAACCAGGATGGAAGTTATTCTCTACGGTTTCCGCGCTTCTTACATTTTAGAGGGTTTGACAATGGCGAAAAGATTTGATATTCGTCGCAGTATGCACAAGGATATGTTGTATGGTGCAATGCTTGAGTTAGCAAAAAATCAACGTGTTTGGCACGAAAGTAGTGTAAGTCCAGAATACAGTCACTTGACAGATGACGGTAAGGCCGCTATTATACATGTTGTTGAAGAAATGTTTCGTGGATTACAAACAATCCACAAAGAAGAAGTTAAGGAAGAAGCCAAGCGGCAGACTATGGAAGCACTAAAGTGAAATTTTTTCATTGGGCATTGGTTGTCTGGACCGTTTGCATATCCTTGTTGCTTGGATTAGCTGTAAATGTTGTCAGAGAGCCAAAGCCCGTAACTGAAACAAGAACATTCTGTGCCTATGGAAGGATCTTTGTAGAGTTCGAAGACAACGGTAGAATTTGGGGGACGCTCATGCTAGATTTTTATGGCAGGCCGATTCCCTGTACAGAAGGTAAAGAACCGGAAATTAACAATACAATATAAGGAAAAATGTATGACTAATCCATTTCGTGATCAAGAAAAGTTTATGAGGGCTTGTGATCAGGTTGTAGATAATTGGAGTGTCGATCAATTTAATTTGTACATTAAGTTGATTGAAGAAGAAAAGAAAGAACTAGACGAAGCCATTGCCAAATGCGATAGCGTAGAAATTGTAGACGCACTAACAGACATACTAGTTGTGACTATTGGCGCACTACACAGCATGGGTGCAGATGCTGAGGGTGCGTGGAAAGAAGTCATGCGAACTAACTTTGCTAAGATTGATAAAGAAACTGGCAAAGTTCGTAAACGTGAAGATGGTAAAGTCTTAAAACCCGTGGGCTGGACACCGCCCGAATTAAATAAGTTTTTAACTAAGGAGTAAACTATGTTTGGACATAACTATGCAAGCGATGGTATTATTAACTATCGCACCGCTGGCGAAGTAAATCAAGCTATGGGCCGTGTTTATGGCTACATGGGACTTGCTACTTTAGTCAGCATGATGGTCAGTTTCTTTGTAGGAACTAGTCCCGAGCTTGTGAAATTTTTCTTCACAGGTATTATGCACTATGTGGTGATCTTTGCACCGCTATTAGCAGTCTTTGGAGTTACTATTGCCCTTAACGCTAACCCGCCAAAAGAAATTGCTATTGCACTTCTAGCAGGTTTTGCGGCTTTGATGGGCTTGAGCTTTGCTGTTATCTTTGCTGTTTATACTATGCACAGTATTGTTAGTGCATTTATGGGCGCAGCAGTATTGTTTGGTACTATGAGCTTCTATGGTTACTTTACCAAAAAGGATCTAGATAGCCTAGGTAAATTTATGTTTGTTGGCTTGATTGCCATTGTTATTGCTAGTCTTATCAATATTTTTATTGGTAGCACAGTTATGCAAATGGTAATTAGTGCGTTAGCTATTGTGATCTTCATGGGCCTAACTGCTTATGATACACAACAAATTCGAGAAATTGTTAGTACTGATTCGAGCCCTGCCGCAGAAGTGACCGGTGCATTGACTCTGTACCTAGATTTTATCAATATTTTCTTAAGTCTATTGCAGTTGTTTGGTGATAAAAAGGATTAAAAATGCGTAGTCATTATTGGACAATCGGACCGTTTGCGGATTGGTTGCGTGGCACACCAAAGCTCAAGTGCGGCACCAGTGAAGAATGGAACGACTGGGAAGATCGTGCAAAAGCCGCACATCCTATTCGTTGGTGGATTGCCGAAGAAGGACTCGACTATCTTCAAAAATTTGTTTATTACATTCCGGATCGTCTAAATGACATACGCTATTATATTAATAATCGCTGGGTTAGTCACAGCCATCGTCTTACCGCACATCCTCGAGACATTAAACCTGGTAATTGGAGCGACGTTGGCAATCGCTTTCTTCCTTGTTTGTTCAACGAGCTTGTGGATTTTGTTGAAATAGAACAAGCGTGGCATCACTGCATTTGGAGTGATGAAGCTAAGACTAAGTTCAATGTTCCATGGTACCGTAAAGGTTGGTTGCGTTGGCGTACATGGCGTTGCCCAGAAGCTGGGCTTGAATATCTACGCTGGGCTACTACATTAACCAACGAAGAGTTCCTTGACGAAGGTGAAAAACATCTAGCTGAACCAACTTATCAAGCCAAGGCCGCCAAAGAAATTATCGAGCTTTATACTTGGTGGACTGTGACATATCGCAATCGCCCTGATGCGTACGATGCCAGTGGTTGGAGTGCTTACTGTGAAGCAAGTCGTGCGGCCAACGGTGGTCGTTTAAGTTTTGGTAGCGCCGATAAGACCCCTGAACTTAAAAAGATGAGCGATGAAGCACATAAAAAACTTCGAGAAATTGAAGAAGCATATACTAAGGAAGAGGAAGAAATGATGATTCGTCTTATCAAGATTCGCGAGAGTCTTTGGACATGAAAGATGAAAGAATCATTTGGCTTCGAAAAGCTAAAACAATATTAGATCGAACCGGTCCTGGTATGTGTCTTGCAAAGTGGCTTCAAGTCACTTTGCATTTGCAAAACGGACATACACATAGTTGCCATCATCCAAATACACATCAAATTCCTTTAGAAGAAATTTTAGAGGATCCTAGTGCTTTACACAATACAAAGTTTAAAAAAGAACAACGTAAAATGATGATGACTGGTAGTAGACCAGAAGAGTGTCATTTTTGCTGGCAAGTTGAAGACTCTGCGCCAACCGATTCAGATATCTTTAGTGATAGGATCTATAAAAGCACAGACGAATGGGCAGGCAAGTCTCGTTATTTTGATGTGATGGAAGCAGGCTGGGAACATAACATAAAGCCAACTTATCTTGAAGTTAGTTTTAGTCATGCTTGTAACTTTAAGTGTGCCTATTGTAGTCCACACATTTCTAGCAAGTGGATGGAAGAAATTGAAAAATTTGGTGGGTATCCTACTACACTTCAATACAATAATTTAGAACACACTAAGCATCAAGGTAAAATGCCTATTCCTATCAAGGAACATAATCCATATGTTGAAGCATTTTGGAAATGGTGGCCGGAAATTTATCCAACACTTCATACATTCCGTATCACAGGTGGTGAGCCTTTAATGAGTAAAGATACCTTTAAAGTTCTTGACTATATTATTGAAAACCCTAACCCTAATTTAGAACTTGCTATTAACAGTAATTGTGTTTTACCTGACAAACTATTTGATAAATTTCTTGACAAGATTAAAATCATTCAAGAAACAAATGCTGTTAAAAGATTTACGTTGTTTACAAGTGCCGAAGCGTATGGCGCAAAAGCTGAATATATCAGAAACGGCATGAACTACGACACATGGCTAGACAATTGTCATAGATTCTTAAGCGAAGTGCCGAAAGCAAACTTTAGTATAATGTCAACTTACAATGCTCTTTCTGTTACTTCATACACAGAATTTTTAAAAGATGTATTGTTAATGAAATTAAAACACTACGACCCGGATCGTTCAATCAATTTAGACATTCCTTATTTGGATAATCCAAAATGGATGAGTGTTAGAATACTTCCGTTAGAATACAAGGCTCAAATAGCAAAACAAATAAAATTTATGGAGTCAAATTACTGTGATGGTAAAGGATTCCACGGTTGGGAAGTTTCTAAATTGGAGCGAATCCAATACTTGTTTGGTGAGCAACGAGAAGCCAATTATCTAAAAGATTTTGCTTTGTTTTTTGATGAGCACGATAAACGCAGAAATACCAATTTTTTGGACACATTTCCAGAATTAGCGGAGCTGTATGCTGAATGCAAGAGCTTGACATAAGTACATTTCGGTGCTATAATACTTGTATTGTTAATTAACCAGGAGCATAAATTGGCTAAAGCTGCAACCAAAACTCGTGTAACCAAAAAGCAAGTGATTGCACATCGTACCAAAGCACCCAAAGATCATAGTCCAACTTGGGACGATGCTGAGAGTCTATCTGCTGACGAGTTTAATAAAAAATTCCGTAATGCTATGGACTACTACCGTTTGGAATTTAGCAGTAAAGATTTGAAGCCTGCTGTTATCAAATGGATGACTAGTATTGGTTGCACCAAAGACGACATCCAATCATTTAAGAAAACCAAAGATAATCGTTGTGGCGGAACTATGGGTGCAATCGCAAGTTGTCTGCTTCGCGGTATGCCTGCTGTTCGTGCAGATTTTAACAATGGGCGCGATACAGCCGCTTGGTTGCGCGAACGCATTAACGAAGTGATTCGTGAAGGTAAAGACGACATTGACGAAGAAGCAGAAACCAAAGTTGAAAAACCTGCGGTGTTTACCCCATCGATCCAAGATCGTGTACGTGAATCTGCTTACAAAATGACTGAAGAAATTGAAGACGCTATTGAAAGTTTTCAAACAGATCCAGAAAATTTTGATCCTAAAGCATTTAAAGTTTTGAACTTACTCAAAGGTAAAGAAGCCAAAGCTGCCCATGCACGTATTATTAAAAGTTTTTACAGCCGTGACTTGGCAGAACTTGAAGAACTTGCTAGTGGTAACGCCGACGAACAGTTGCGCGAAGGTTACAGCCATCGCAGTCGCAAACAAATTAAAAATTTGATTGCATTCTATCAAGAAATTATGAGTGCGTGTGATATGCTTGGGCAAGAAGCCAAAGTTAATCGTAAGCCACGTAAGGCTAAAGTTGTTCCTAAAGATAAAATTGTTGCTAAACTCAAGTTCAAGAAGACTGACGAGCCTTTGAAGCTGGTATCTATCAATCCAGCAGACATTATTGGTAGCAAAGAATTGTGGGTGTTTAACACTAAAACACGTAAACTTGGCAAATATGTTGCCAACGAATACATGGAACTCGGTGTTAAAGGCACTACAATTACAGGATTCAACGAGCATACTAGCATACAAAAAACTATTCGTAAGCCTGAAGAAAAGCTCAAAGAATTTAAAGCTGCAGGTAAAGTACAGTTGCGTAAATTCTTAGACGAAATTAATGCTACAGACACTAAAATGAACGGACGCATTAACGAAGAAACTGTGCTACTCAAAGTAGCATAAGATTAAAGCCCAGGTTAACTGGGCTTTTTTTTGGCTGTAGGATACTCTTAGTCTAAGATAAATACAGGACAAGAGACTTTATTATGAGCCAAATTTTTACGATCCAAGACGACAAAATCATTATTAAAACACTCTCTGTAGAAAAAGTACAGGGTGATGTAAGTGTTGAAGGTACACTTACTGTAAACTCGTTAAAAGTGCTGGACCAAGATCAGCCACCAATTGATATTGTTTTTGAAAATATTAACTGGACGGTTGAATCAGAAACAGAACTATTCAGCAAGGGTTTACACTGGACATGGCCAACAGGATCAGTTCAGCTGGCATATCGTTCGGGTGCAAGATTATGGACTGATGCTGATATTGACCTTGCAGCAAATAAATCATATCGAATCGACAATATACCTGTTATTGACAAAGAAAGTCTTGGCGGCTCAATTACAAGAAGTAACTTAAAAGAATTAGGTTCATTGCGTAAACTTACAGTTACAGGCGATGCAACTGTTGGAGATTTTGCACATTTCAATAGTTCTTTTGGACGTTTAGGTCTAAACACAGACAACCCTAACGGCGTTTTAAGTGTTGTTGATAACAACGTAGAAGTAATAGTCAGTTCTCCTAGAGACAACCTAGCACAAATAGGAACTTATACTAATCACGATCTAGAACTAGTAACTGATAACTTACCAAGAATTGCTATAAAGAGTAACGGGCAAGTTGTGTTTGGAAACGAATCAACTAAAAATGCTGATGTTAGAATCTACGGAACTCTAACTGTTGATACTGTTGTTGCTGATAACAGAATTGACAGATATCAACCTTTAGAATTTAAAACCAGCAGAGATAGAGCAATCTACGGTCAAGGACTTATTTGGACCGGAACTGGTAATATGCGTCAGTTTATCATGATGGCTGGCCCAGATAGATTATGGAGTACTGAATCAATCGACTTAGCAGAAGATCAAAGTTACATGATTAATGGTGTTTCATTACTTTCATCAAAAGGACTAGGAAGCTCTGTTACACAATCAAACATTTCTAAATTAGGAACTTTAGAAGAATTAAATGTAGAAGGCGAAGCAACTTTCTTTGAAAGAATCAATGCTACACGTTCTGTTATTAATGCTAAAAACATTTTGTTTAATGACGGAAATGAATTTACTATCACAAACAGTCGTTTAGCATCAAATCAAAAAATTGTACTCGAAGTATTAGGACAAGAAACATTTTACGCAGATCGAAACGAAATTGCTATTGGCGATAAACAAGACAATAGAAAACCAGTTAAAGTATTCGGTCAAATGACTGTAGGAATCAATACGCCACCAGAGGGTGTTGATTTTGCTGTTAGTGGAAATATTCAATTTGCAAACAAAAAATTTGTAACTGGTACGAGTGCGCCAAATAGCGGTTCATTCAGCAAAGGAGATATCTGCTGGAATTCCAATCCAACTGTAGACAACTATATTGGTTGGGTTTGTATTGACGGCGGCGCTCCAGGACAATGGTTACCATTTGGCACAATTAGTCGCCAATAATGTTGACTCTATAATACAAAACTGTATAATTACATTATGCGGCCTTAGGCGTCATCCCGCAATATAAATTCTGCCGCCATTGCTAATCTAAAGGAGATAACAATGGCAAAATTCTATTCAACAAAAACTTACGGAAACGATCGCGGCTTATCATGCTGTTTTAGACAATGGCGTGCCACACATAGTCACTGCTCAACACTACACGGATATTCAATTGGTATCAAACTCATATTTGAATGTGATACACTAGATGACAAAAATTGGTGTATGGACTTTGGTGGACTAAAGGTATTCAAAGAGTGGGCAGACTATATGTTTGACCATACTTTGGTAATTGCAGAAGATGACCCTATGCTGGATCGTTTTAAAGAAATGAGTGGCTGGAGTTCAAATCCAGAACACGATGGCAATGCGGAGCGTGTGCAAGTAGAACCATATCGCAGACAAGGTGTTTGCGATTTACGCATTGTACCTGCTGTAGGTTGCGAAATGTTTGCTAAAATGGCATATGACAAAATGGCAGAGCTGTTAGCAAATGGTAATATGCGTTATCCAATCAATCCAAGTGTGAGAGTTAAATCTGTTGAAGTGTTCGAACATGGAGCCAACTCAGCAATCTACGAAGGATAAAATGTGGCGCATTTGGGCTAAAGCTCTAGGCGAAAAAGCAGGCAGTTCGGACGCCGAGGCGGACCGAATCGCTTGCATTCGTACGTTAATTGTGTTAATATACATTATCACAAACTTTTTCATAATTGCAGGCGTTATAAGGCATTGGTAATGGGCAAAATAGGCTTTGCGTGTAAATGGATCGATCACGCCGATCAAGTAGATGGCATCAAAAAAGATGCCGATGCAAGTCAGTATAACACTGGCACAACAACCATAACTTGGTTAAATAAACAAAGCAAAGACGTTGCCGAACAACGCTTGTGGGACCTGATGGTTCGAAACATTACGGCTACAAAAAATCTTGTAGACCGTGTAGGAGGTCTTGATGAAAATCTTAGGATGGTTCGCCTTAGTAGCGACATTCTTCCTGCTTATACCGAGCCTAGCTGGAGTTATTTTTGGCGTAAGTCTGACGTTGTCAGCTATCTTGAGCGCAATTTTAGCCTTATCGGTGATAGTGCTCGTGCAAGCGGTACCCGTGTTTCTATGCATCCTGGCCAGTTTGTTGTTCTTGCTAGTGTTAACGAAGGCATTGTTCAACGATCTATAGAAGAATTTGAATATCATACCGACATGGCTCGATACATGGGCTACGGTAAGAAATTTCAAGACTTTAAGATTAATGTACATATCTCAGGCAAACAAGGCCCAGACGGCATTAGAAGTGCTTACAAACGACTTAGTCCTGAAGCACGTAATTGCATTACTATCGAGAATGAAGAAAATTCTTGGGGTTTAGATGACTGCCTTACTATTTCTGATCTTGTCCCTATTGTGCTTGATATACATCATCATTGGATCAGAGAAGGAGAATACATTGATCCTACTGAGGACAGAATCAAGAAGGTTGTTGATAGTTGGCGCGGCGTTCGTCCTACTATGCATTACTCCGTATCTCGAGAAGATATACTTGTTGGGCATTGCCCAAACACTATGCCAGATTACAAACTGCTCTTAGAATCTGGATACAAAAAACAAAAACTAAGAGCACATTCAGATTTTTACTGGAATTACAAAACTAACGAATGGGCAATAAATTTTCTAAACCAATTCGACATCATGTGCGAAAGCAAGGGCAAAAACCTCGCCAGCATGGAACTGTACAATCAGGCTCAAACTTATCTAGAGAACAATTAATTCATCGTATTGAAACTCTTCGAGAGCGACTCGAAGAGTTGGATCAGCAGGCTGTATCCGACGATATCGGCAAGCAAAAAGAAAAGATACTGATTGAATTCAATCAGTACCTAGAAAAACTTAAAAGATTCGATTAAGATTGTTTTGGTTGTTTTGGCTTGCGTGGCTTTTTGGCTGCTGCAGGTTTCTTTGCACGAGGCTTTTTAGCAGGTGCTACTGACTCCACCATAGCTTGTGATGCTTGTTCAGCAACCGGTGCTGGTTCTGCAACCACAGGCGTTTCAACCTTGTACGGTGCTGCTTCTGGTTGTGTTGCTTCTGCTGTTTTACTGCCAAATAGTTTTTTAAAAAATCCAATCATGATTGATTTTCTCCTTGTGATTTATTTATAATTATATATGCTACTATATTAAAATATGCATAAAAATTTACCAATAGTCGTTGTAACTTGTATACGAGACCTGCCAATGTTATGTTTGCAGGCTGAAAGTATGAAAACTTACTACAACACTTGGTTGCCCAAAGATTATGCTAAAACAGATTTATATATTGTTGTAAACGAACCCAAGGAAAAGCTCGATCACTGGAATGCACACTTTGAGCACATATCTAAAGAATACGATCGATTTAATGTAACAGTTTTATACAGAGATCAATTTATAAATGATTGGAATACATGGATACCTAGTGATAAAAATCCTTGGGCAGTAGGTTGGGAAACACAACAAATACTCAAATTAGCGATAGCTGAAAAAATTCAAGCTGTTGGTTACTTTTTATTAGACAGTCAAAATTTTTTAACAAATGCATGGGGTACATCCATGTACCCAATCATAGACGGCAAGTTGCCCTACAGGCCGGCCATTTTTAATATGCCTATGTCTATATGGGAAGACTATTCTAATATTCTAAATCTCCAAAATGTTAAACCCAACGAAAAGACTTTAAACATTTGCACTCCGTTATTTTTTAATACAGAGCTAGTTTGTTCACTGCTAAAAACAAAATCTACTCTGGGTGAATTTTCGTCGTGGTTTAGGACAGCATCTAGAATCAAAAGTGAATTTACCCTTTACTATCTTTGGGCAGAAAAGCAAGGGGGTTTTGATAAATTCCACTACGAGGCTCCTAGCTGGGCTGGCCACTTTTTAAGAGATAACAAGAATTTTAGTTTAGAATTTGCTAAGTTCATCGACAGCATAGGAAAAATACCCCATCAAGCCTGGGTATCTATAAATCATAGAGCCTGGGGAGATATGACAGACGAACAATATCAATTGCTTAAAATAAAAATAAGAAATTTGGGATTATACGATAGTCACTTTGACAAGTATCGTGAAGAATACGTAGATATAAAAATATAGTGACAAGTGCCAATTTACCTCGTGCTCACGTTGGCTGTGCTACCCAGAAACAGGGAAAAAAGTAGCTTGAGGATCCTTGGATGCCCTGTTGACCACTTGACTGAATATTTATAGGTAAATATTAAACCATGTATAATTTTATCAAATATGTTTTAAACGAAGGCAAAACAACTAAGACCTTAACGCAAACTCCGCTACCTTACGGAAAAACTGAACTCGGGCGTAGCCTAAGTAAACAGTCGCTGGACTATCATTACGGTAAACTTTACAAAGCCTATGTAGATCGATATAATTCAGGTGAAGGCGATCCAGATTTTAACGAAGCTGGCGCATTCTTGCATGACTTATATTTTACACAATTTCAAGCACCAAAAGGCACTAACAAGCCAGATGGGTCTGCGGGCGAGTTTATTGCTAAACATTTTAAAGACTTTGATAATTTTAAGAAAGAATTTGAAAAAACTGCTATGTCTATTCAAGGCAGCGGCTGGGTGTATCTAGCTCGTAATGGTGAAATTAAAACCATTAAAAATCACGAAATTAAGATGGATATTGTATTCTTAATTGACTGGTGGGAACATGCCTGGGCATTAGATTATCAAGCTGATAAAAAGGGTTACCTAAACAATCAGTGGAAAATCGTTAACTGGAACGTTATTAGTTCTAGAGTTGGTCTATCGTCTTAAGACTACTGACAGGCATATCCCAAACTTTTCTCGCTTCTACGCCTTTACTCTGGGCAAACTTTTTAGCATCGCAGTCACCGCAAACATGATAGACGTTATTGTTTAAGCGTTTAGGATCCATGTTGCCCTTGTCGCGCTTAAACATGCCGCTGCAACAATCGCACTGAAATATCAGCACAGTTTTTTTACGCATATAGGCATGCATAGTACCATACTTGCTCTTGCGATAATGGCATTGTTGTGCGTATTCTTGTCCTAAGTACATAATTGTATTTACATTAAGGTTATAAAATCCTTTTGATAAATACCATATCGAGGGCAATCATGATTACTATTTCCCAGTCAGCAAAAGAAAAAATTAAGGATTTACTCTATGAAGAAGGCAATCCTAAACTAGCTCTGCGTACTTTTGTACAAGGCGGCGGATGCAGCGGTTTTAGCTATGGTTTTACGTTTGATGAAGAAGTAAACGAAGACGATTTTGAAATCCCTTTGGACGAGTTTAAAGTGCTAGTAGACAGCATGAGTATGCAGTATCTGCAAGGTGCAGAAATAGATTATAAAGAAGAGCTAATGGGCTCTCAATTTACAATAAAGAATCCTAACGCAACTACTACTTGCGGTTGCGGGTCAAGTTTCGGAGTATAAAATAAATGTCAAAACAAATTATTGATATCGGTGTACAGGGTAACGACGGTACTGGTGACAGTATTCGCGAATCGTTTAGAAAAGTAAACGAAAACTTTACAGAGCTGTACGCTGTATTTGGTGTAGATGGCGCAATCAATTTTACAGATTTAAGCGATACTCCTAAAACCTACGACCCAAATCAAATTATCGTTACCGACAACGCTGGTGAAAAACTAACAGCTAGAAATATTGTAGCAGAAGGTGCTATTAGTATTAACACAGACGATGATGCAAACATTGTCTTTACTGTTGACCAAACAGGTTTATCGGGCGACTTAGATCCTAGACTTGCTAACCATTTAAATGCTAACGGACTTAGTATTGTTCGAATGGCAGATCCTAGTGCTTCCATCGTTAGCTCATGGAATGCAACGCATCCTACAGCACAGACAACTCTAAACCAGATGCCTGTTACTGTAAACTATGCAAACAATAACTTCTTAAAAGTCAGCACAGGAAATACAGTTTCAGGAGCATTAAAGCCTCGAGCAGAACCAGATTTTCCAAATTATCTTGATGCCGATTATGATCCAGATCTAACAGGCAATTATCTTTCAACTGAAGCAGTTCAACGTAAATTCCTAGTTTCTCGTAAGGGAGACACAATGACAGGCAAGTTGACACTATCAGACCATCCAGCGCCTTTAGAAGGTTATGGTACTCCTAACGGTGCAAGCGATTTACAAGCTGCTACAAAATTCTATGTTGATAACCAAGTTTTCTCAAGTGCTGTAAATTTATATGTTAGTCAAGCAACTGGCGATGACTTACAGCAAAAAACTCCAATTGGTAAGGAAGGACGCTTCTGGCAGTATGCTTATAAGTCAATTGGTGCTGCGGCTCTTGCAGCAGAGAATATCATTGCTCTAGCTAATCAAGAACCTGGACCTTATCGTCAAAAATTGAGCTATACTATTGGGCCTGATCAAACATTTAGTACCATTACCAATGTTACATTACAAGACGGTAATACAGCAGTAACTGGTTACCAAGATGGTTTTGACTTATTACAGTTAAACAAAGAATTCATTCAAGCAGAAACTATTGCTTATATTAACGAAAAATACGTTAATACATTTACATATGATAAAGCTAAATGTCAACGAGATGTTGGCTACATCCTAGATGCTGTTGGTTATGATATTGTTCTAAATACAAACTTTAACAGTAATCGAGCTGCAACTTTCTATTTCAATGGAACCGGTGAGAAAGTTTTAGGAACACAGTTAAGTCAAACTATCGAAGCTATCAAATATGCAAGAGATGAAATTTTAAATTTCTCTTATGACAACACAGCTCTTAGCGTTTATATTGGTCAAGTTATTGATGCTCTATGTTACGATCTTGTTTTACAAACAAACCTTCAAAGTATTTTTGTAGGTATATTATTTCCTTATTCAAATACTGATGTTAGCGTAACACAATTAACAGCAATATTAATTGATCTACAAGAAAATATTCAAGCATTACCACAAGTTAGTACAATTCCAGCTGCATTATCGTCAATACAGCAAAACATTAATGCAATTATTAATATAATTTCTGGCGATGAAATTCCAACTCCTGTATTCACAAGTCAACCAGATACGTTACAAGGACAAGAAAGCGCGAGAGATTTAATGTTAGCAAACATCGATTTCTTACAAGCTGAAACAGTTGCTTATCTTGGAGCTGAATATCCAAACTTATCCTACGACAGAGTTATTTGTAAACGAGATATCCAATATATCTCTTGGGCATTAATTTATGATTTTATGTACGGTGGACAAAGTCAAACCGTATGGGCAGGACTTAGATACTGGGATGGTTTACAACAACTAATTGCAGGTTATGAAGTTGCTCCATTCTTAGATTTATTAGATTATATCAAGACTCTAATTGTTTCAATTGTTAATAGTGATAGTCCTGCTACAGTTTATCAACAAAGTGTAAAACAATATCGAAACGAAACATTACTAAACGGTGGCGTTGTTGTATCATCAACCGATACAAATATTACAATTTTAAAAAGTATAATAGAAGACTATACAACTGCACCAATAGCAATGCTTCCAAGTTTCACTTCTGCAGCTAGTGCATTAAAAACAGCTAGAACAGCTATACTATCTGGAAAAGCAACATATCAATCTGATGCCGTTACATATATCGAAACAAACTTTCCAGTTATTAATGACCCAGCTATTTTATCAGAAATTTCTAATCGATTCCAAGTTGTAATTGATTTGTTAACTTATGGAATCAGTACTAGACAAGTAAGTGATTACACACCACCATCAGGTACTTCTTCTGGTTACATTGATGCGCTCAACTTAACTGTAGAAAATACAGACTTTATAGCTGATGAAACACTTGGATGGTTGACTATTAATAATCCAGCTTTTGTAGCTGATCCTAGTTTTGATCCAGATATTTTTAAACAAGATATCGTTGACTGCGTTGAAGCAGCATTGTACGATTTGCTGTATGGCGGAACAAGTGCAGCAAGATATAAAGGTGAAGAACTATTTAATAATGGAAAAACTGACCAAGCTATTTTAGATGCCATTGCATTTGCTGGTACACTTTTAACATTAAACGTTATACAAAATACTGCTCCTGGTGTACTTTATGGATCAACTACACAATTTATCGATGGAGTTACTTATCCAGATGGCGGAATTGCAGCAACTCCGCTTGGCCTATCATTTAACTTTATTAGCAGTATTGTAGATGGTGGTGATGGTCCTGATTTAGAATATCCAGTACTTTCAGGATACAATAATGATTATATAAGTGCAAAAAACATCATCACTTTAAACACAAATGCGATTGCTACAAGAACAACTGACTGGTTAGATGTTAACTACAAAGGTGGATTTAACTACGACGAAGCTACATGTTATCGAGATGTTGGTTTAATTGTTGATGCAATGAGTATTGACCTTATTACTGGCGGCACATATCAAAGTATTAATGCTGGTAAGAGTTATTATAGAAACGCCAGCGCAAGAGCCATTGCTATTGGTACTCAGTATAAAGAAACTCTTGACGCAATTAATTTTGCAAAAGGTCTGCATTTACAAGTTTTAAATCAAACTACAGCAACTAGATTCCAGACTCTGGTTACACAAGTTTTAAATCCTGCAAAATCAGTTACACAAGACGTTATTGATGATTTAATCTACAACGTCGATACTATGATTACTATTATTGAAGGTGGTGTTGGTGTAGCACCTGTTCCAACATTTGGTACTGGTATTTGGAATGTTACCGTTGACAACGGTGGCAATGGTTATGTAGACCAAGGCGCACCTGGTAATAATGACATTATTCCTGCTAAAGTTTTAGTAGGTATCAATTCTGCAGCTTATGGTTCAATTGTAAAATATGAGCCTGGTACTAGCGCAAACTCTGATACAATACAAATACGTTTAACAAAACCTGGTTTCTTTAGTATAGGGGAAGAAATTGAGTTTGGTGAAACTTTAAGAGAA